CTCCGACCACGAAAATCAATGTGTCACCCAGAACCGCGCGTCTCGGCCAGCGTTCAGTATCTGGACGTGCGGCCAGTGTTTGTGCAAGGCCTCTGCCCACGTCTGCGCCGGTTGAACAGACAAGTGTAGACGCTCCCCGATCTGATCTCCGAACCGGTCTTTGAACGTGGCAATCTGGAAGAAACAGCCATACCGGGTCGAATCTGCGATCCGCTTCAGTGTAGCATGCACTTTGCTGGGCGGAATGTGCTCCATCACGTCCGTGCAATAGCCAAAATCGAACAGTGCATCGGACGGGATTTCCCACAGGCAGCACTTCATGAACGGAATGTCCACTCCGGGATCGAGGCAGTTATCCGCAAAATCAATTCCGGTCACCGCGAATCCGTGTGCCTTGAGGCGCTGTGCAGCCCTCCCGGTGCCGCAGCCAAAATCTGCAATCGAAGATCCCGGGCGTAGCAACCCAAGCATGGCGGGCAGCGCCTTTTCGCCCGGGCTGTGACTGCGGTATCCGGGAATGCCCCACATCCGCTCATATTTCGACTGTTCGTGAGTGGCGACCGGATCAGACAATTCCCGTCTCCCGGCGGTGATCTCGGATCGCCTGGCGCTGCTCCTCTTTGCTCCGCTTGAGAGGGGCACCTTCCAGCTCCGCGACGTCCCGCAGATCAAGCATGGAGTCCATCGCGTCCAGATCATCCTTGATGGGCTGCGGCTCTGGAGAAGGCTGCGGTTCGGACTCGGAAGCTGGTCCGCTGGCTTCGATCTTGCCCATATCGAAAAGCTGGCGGACACGCCGCATCGGGATGGCAAGATGGCGCCAGTCGAAAGGCTCTCCGGGAGTGAAGTCTCGACCTGCCATACGGAAGGAGAGTCGAACCTTCAGCGGCAAGCGTACATCGAAACGACGCGGTTGAGGGAAACGGGGCATGTCGGGGCTCCTTGGAGTGAAAAGGCCCGCCGCAGGGAGATACGGCGGGCCTCAGTTTCAGCAGATCTCGCGCCTATCAGGCGACGATGCCGCTGAAGAAGTAGCCCATGTCAGCCGACACGAGCTTCTGGTCGTAGGCACATTCACCCTCGACGCGGGTGGACTTGAGCCACTCCAGGTCGAAACGCGACGTGGCGAAGCCCAGAGCGTTCATGCCCTCGACGTAGCCCGTCCAGGTGAACGTATAGCCTGCCGACGGCGTCATGCGCGTCGGGTTGGCAGGGCGGTAGGACAGCAGCGCGTTCTTACCGGCGATGAACGACCCGACGTTCGTCTGACCTTCCTTCGCGGTGTTCTCGATGGCGCGCATCACGAGGATCTCGTCCAGCCCGAAAAGCTGTGCGAGGGTCCGCTCGTTGACACGGGCCGGAGAGCCGCTGCGGTCGGTCATGCCCGAATACTTGATCCGATCCACGATGTCCGGGTGATCTTCCAGGGCATCGAACACCGGCTTTCCGAGCGTCAGGACGTTCGGGGTGTAGCCGGTCGATTCTTCGATGGTGGTGATCGCGTCCCGGATGTTGCGGATCGGATCGGCCGAGTCGTCGTTCCACTGAAGAACCTCACCCGAGCCGGGGCTGGATGCGGCCCCGGTGATGTCGGTCGTCCAGGTGCCCGTCGTCAGGAAATCCGAGGCGAAGCTCTTCTCCTGCTTGATGAGCATCTTGTGGGCGACGAAATCGGCCGCGTCACGCTCAAGGTCGATGACCTCGTCGGCGCTGGCTTCGATCTGCCACGGGATGTCCTTGTGGAAGGCAAAGACCTCGCAGTTGTAGGTCTCCGTGGTCAGGTTGTAGCCGCCGCCGGCCGACTCGGTTCCCGGTGCGCGCTTCTGCGCCTCGTCGCGGTTGAAATCACCGCGATCGTAGACGTAGTAGACGTTGGACGGCTTGTCGGAGCGGACGATCGGGAACACCCGACGTGCCACGAAGTTAGATGCGTTCTGCAGGTATGCAACCGACAGGTTCGTGAGAGCCTGATCGACGTGGACCTGCGATGCGGTGGGCAAAGGCATGATATTACCTCCTTATTGACCGCTTACGCGGCGCCACGCGGTTGGAACAGGATGGAGATGACATCTCCATCGGCGGTTGCGGCCTCCAGAGCGGTCCCGAGGATGATATCCCCCGTTGCCGCCGTGGTGGCCTTTCCGGCAGCGGTCGAAGCAACTGCGTCACCGACCGAAACCGCGCCACCCGCAACGACCTTGGTGATACCGCTGATCTGGACCGATGCGGCCAGACCTGCAGTATCCGGGTCGTTCTGGAGAACACCTTCGGCATAGGCGCCGTCGCCCGCTGGGTCGACTTGACCGTCAGCCGCAACGGCGACGAAAAAGAACTGGCTGGACGACAGATCCTGGCCAGCTTCGAGGGTCACGCACTGACCCGCATAGGTGTAAGCCATGATCGGCCCTCCTTATTGGCGTTCAGCGCGCATGCGCTTGAACAGTTCCCGGCCTTGCCGTCGATACCGTCGATCGCGGCCAGCAGCGCCCCCTTGGCGACCGAGGTGCCGGCCAGGTTGGGGAGTTCCGCTTCGGCGCGCTTGGCGAGAGCCGCTTCACGGTCGCGCTTCTCGAGCTCCGCGATCCGAGCCCGGTCGGCTTCGATACGCTTCAGCAGCGGTGCCGGGACAGCCGACTTCTCGACACGCTCGCCGTCGATGTCGATGTATTCGGGCTCCGCGGCCTTTTCGATGGTGCCGTCGTCCTTCATCGTGATGCCGGCCTTCGACAGCGCCATCTCGATGTTCATGACCTTCTCCGAGAGATCATCGTTCGCTTTGGCGAGCGAATCCATCTCTTCGATCATACCGTCGATCTCGGGCGCCGCCTTGGACATGGCCATTTCCTTGGCCTTGTCCTCTTCATAGCCCTTGTCCATGTACGCCTTCATCCGGGCTTCCTGCTCCGGAGTCATCTTGTCAGCCATTTTGATGGCCTCCTCTGATTTGGTGTCCGAAGCGGACGGTTGGTCGCGCTTAAAAAGCACGATACGGGCACCCTGATTGGCCCCGTCGTCGACAAGCGAAATCTCGTCGAGATCAATATCGCTCAGAATTTCAGGCATTGCGGAGCTTCCCTTTGCCGCCAATCGAGAACGCCTTGAAATCGCCGTTCTTGACCTTCTGCCAGACCGCATCGCTGTGGACTTTCACGCCGATGAACCAGCCCTCGACATCCGTTTCCATGCCGATCGCCTTGGCGATCTGCGCGGTAAGCGGGAACGAGTGGATGATCTGCCCGATGGATTCACCGGTGTGCATCGCCTTCGCAGTCCGCTCAGACATCATGAAGCTAGTTGCCATCTTCTCCATCTCTTCGCCCGATATGATGTGCCCCTGCTTGTCGATGACCGGCTTGCCGTCCATCGTCACGATCGAGGCCCACCCATAGACGATGCGCTCTTCCTCGTTCGCTTTTACAACATTTGCCTTCATTGTGAAAGACTTTGACAAGATAGACTCCATCACCGCCCGCATGGCGCGCTCCAGCGTGTCACTGGAGTCATCATCATCGTCCTCGGACTCGTTGACCCCGCCGATTTCCCGAACCCGCTCAAGGTATGCCTCGTGCGTCTCCCCGGGCATGTAGAACGCGCCATTATCGGTGTCATGGATATGGATGTCCCCTCCGCACCCCATGCCGTAAGACGCGGCGCGAGCCTCTTCGGCAGTGGTGAATTGGTGATCCGAGGTCTGCCGCTTTTCCATGATGGACTCGGGCGGACTTACTTCCTGCATCTCGACCGCGCCGAAAATGAGGGGCCCGCCGTAATGTTCGATCACCTTCTCCGGCGCGCTGTAGGTCAACGTGACGTGCGGCCGGTAGGCAGCATAGTCATATCCCGCCCCGTTCATGCGGAAATGCAGCCAGTCGGAGACGATACGAGGAGCGTCGAAGCATAGCGCGAAGGCTTTGCCGCCGAGAATTTCGTGCTCACGCGCACCAGCTTCAATGCGCACGTTCTCCTCATACCCGACGCCACAGTCGGACCACCGGATCGGATCTTTGGAATAAGCGACCGTGACGTGCATGTCGTCGGGCAGAAGCGTCGTTTCAACGCCCTGTGCCTTGTAATGCGCGATCACATCCTCGGCGTTCAAGAGCGGTCGGTAGGCGTAGAGAGTCCGTGCGCCCGATGCCTTGTTGATCTGGTCCATCTGCCGGCGGGCCCAATCCACTCCGGACGTTCCTCCCCAGCCGAGCCAGGCGACGTATCCGGCGTCCTTCCAGGGTTCACCTTTGTGCTCTTCGGCGATCTTGGCATTCTGCCGGTGGCGGTTGAACTGGGCCATGCGAGAGACGGTGTCGCGGGACACGGGCTTGCCCGAGGCCAACTGGCGCGCTCGCCGCCAGCCGACTTCGGTCATCCCGTTCACATCGTCACCGTGCTCTTCTTTCCAATCAAGGACACGCTGGGCGTTGTTCTTTGCGCTCTCGGGAGGCTGATAGGTGTCGGCCTTTACGGTAGACAGCTTCTCGTCCGCGTTCGGTGTGTGGACCGACGTGAGAGACGGGCCGGCCTTGTCACTGTCCGTCTTTTTGGAGTGCTTCGGGTGGCTCGACGGCAGAAGATCCTGATCGTAGAGCCGCGTCTTGCGTGAACCGCTCAGGATGCGTAGGAAATCGTTCACCCGGCCCATAGCCCATTGCTCCGGGCTGGAGACGTTCGGGCGGACCGATGACGGGTTGGTCCGATAGGCCCCGACACCGCGGCGGTAGACGGCCTGCAGCATCGACAGCGTAGCGCGTTTGGAGGCGGAGCTGCCGTGCTTCTCGTTGTGCTGCTTGACCTTGTTCTGCAGCGCCTCTCGGGTCTTGGCCGGCATGTCCGACTTGCGGATGTATTTCCCGTCCGGGTTCTTCTTGTATCCGGCGCGTTGCAGTGCCGCCCAAGCCGACGCGAAGGCGCGCGACTCTGGAAGGTTACGGTCGAGTTGAGCGTTGACCACGCGCATGAACATCCGCCGACCGGCTTCCCCGGGAATGGCGTTGCGAACACGATCAGGCAGTTCCGCGGTGCTATCGTAGGGCATGTTGATCCTCGACTGTGGTGACACTGTAACACCAAGAAGTGCAACTCACCACTCTTCTCTCATCCGAAAGCCGCTGATGACGTTGGGCACACCGGAGAGATGTGATCGTGCTACGCCCGGCCATGTGCGCTCCCTTCGGGTGTGGAGGTTTTCGTCCGTGATCGGATGCGTCTGGCGACGTGGTATATGTGCCACCGGCGGGCCCGGGATTCGTAGGCGGCGCACATGCGGTCGATCTGCGCGGGGGAGAGGGCGGTAGTGTTGGCTGCGGCCGAGATCATGCTGGCGTCATAGCGATGGTCCCGGTTGTCGTCCAGCAGCGCGTCCAGAGGGGCCAGTTCCAGAGAGCGGCGGTAGTAGGCCAAGGCGCGCTGGTATCTCCGGGGGAGGTCAAGGCTGTTTGCTGGAAGGCCCGCTTCCTGCAGAAGTATCTGAGATGCGTCCGGAGACGCGGTCAGGATAGCCACGATCTCCTTGAGCGTCATTGATCCGGCTCCGGTTGCTCGGCGGTGGGACGGGATGCCGGTTCCGGAGGCGGATCATCGTCCGGGATCGACGCCGGGAGGTTCGCCTCGGCGCGCAGGTGGTCTTCCAGGGCGTCATCCGGGAACAACGGCGCTCCGGCCATCGCCAGACGCTGGATGTAGGTTCCGAGAGTGTCGAGATCGACGCTGGCGATGGTGCCGTATTGTGGGACCGGGGCGAGCGTGGGGTCGATGCCGTTCAGCTGGGCGAGTTGCGGCAGCAACTGCCGGGACAGGGTGGCCGAGATGTTGTCCATGTATCCGTGCAGCGCCTTCAGAAACAGTTCCGACTTCGATTGCGACATGGCGAAGCTGCCGCGGTCGTTCGCGCCCAGCATGACGAAATCCGCCATGACACTGCGCGCGATCTCCTGCTGGTAGCGAACGATTGCCTTGGACACGTCGATGTCCCGGGATCCGTTCGACGTGAGCAGCTGGATGTCGGCCAGATACTTGGTCGTCGGATTACCTTCCTCGTCCGTGATGAGATCGGACGGCAGAAGGATGTAGCCCTGCTCGTTCTTCTTCACCTCGCGCAGGATCTTCTCCATCTGGGCACGGACGGCCTTCTGATCCGGGGTGGCGTTGTCCGACATGTATGCGCCTGGCAGACGACCCACGGGAAGGCCATTCAGTTCGCGCTCGATTGCGACCGCCTCGATCTCCTGCAGATGGGAGAGGCGATAGTAAGGGACATAGGCGTTTCGAAGGATCGAGCGGCCCGAAGGTGCCTGCTGCTCCGGCATGGACCGGAAATGGACCAGCTTGTTGGCCGGGATCACGGCCCGATTGAAGTAGGTCGACTGGTGCGCGGCGATGAGATCGCCGTTGGGGCGGGTCTCGAACCGTTCGATCGACCACTGAGGGCGCGGAGACAAGCGGGCGAGGAGGATGTCCCCGGTCTGGGGATCGCGCCGGTAGACCTTCTCGAAAGTGGAGAAGCCGTAGCAGAAGAAGCTGAGGGCGTCGGAGATGAACTCTGTCCACGGGATGTCGAGCGTGTCGACCGACCGGCGCATGATGTCCGCCGCGTGCCGTGCCTGATTGGAGTCGTCGCGCGGACGAAACGTCCATGGGATCGGACGCAGCATTTGCTCGATGGTGAAGAGAATCGCGCCCGTGGTCGAGTCGTTCTCCCGCATCTCGCGGAATTGCCGAATACCGCGCTGGCCGCGCAGACGGGGGATGAACTCGTCGGGGCGAAGCTGGTTGGACGGGTTGTGCTCGACCGCTACGCCCAGTTCCCGGGTCATCTGCTGTGGGGCTCGGGTGGTGGAGGAGGAGGAAGGCCTACGCGCCATAGTGGGTTACCTTTGCCCGGTTCTGCTGCGACTCGGAGATCAGGTGCAGTTCTGTCGGGCGCCTGCGGATGAGCCGTGCGAGTTCGTTGTATGCGGACGATGAGGCGTCCACCTGGTCCTTATACTTCCCCTTCGGGAAAAAGCGAAGCTCCTGAACGTAGTGTTCGGTCCAGGCCCGTTGTAGCACGAAAAAGGTGCCCGTGCCTACCTTGGCCGCGAACGGCTCCGCGCGGGTCTCCTTGGACCCGGACTGCTGCTCGGCCCGATGTGGGTAACCCTCGAGGGTGGCGGCGATCGTGTTGGCCTGGTCGATGCCGGCCTGACCGGGATCCCGGGGGTAGATGATCCGGGTGCCCGGTGGGTCGGTGTCGGCACACTGAAGCATCAGCTGCCGCGCCGCTGCGGGATTGACCCGCTTCCTGCGCACGTCGATGGCGTAGAGCGGACGGGACGGGGTGGTGAGATCGAGAGCGAACAGGGTGCCGACCGTGTAAGCGCCTTTCCCTTCGGACCCGGCGAGGTCCCATGCCCGGACGAACAGGATGGATGCGTCCGGGGTGTCCGGGGACATGGCCCGGACGATATGGGCCGGGAGTTCGTCGATTTCGTTGATCTGCTCCGTCTCGATCAGACCGCCGGTTCTGGGGACCGGGGACTGCTCCAGCTGCGCCGCGGATGCGTAAGGGCCGAGGGTGTTCTCGAGGTTCTGCACGGCCTCTTCGGAGAACCGCTCGGGCCACATCCGCGTTGGCCACGTCCTCCTCGTGCAGCCTCTGCATGATGATGACGATCTGGTCGGTGTCGAGGTTGTTCAGACGAGACGGGACGGTTTCATGGAACCACTTCAGGGCGGATTGGCGTCGAACCGGAGAGTCGGCCTGCGAGACGGAGAGCGGATCGTCGATGATGAACTGGTCGCCCCGTTCCCCGGTGCCGACGCCGTCCACGGACGTGGCCATCATCCACCCGGTGTGCTTGTTTCCGAAGTTCTCGTTCGCGGTTCGGTTGGGATCGAGGGAGAGGTCCGGAAAGCGCTGCGTGAACCAGTCCGATTCGATCAGGGCCTTGGCTCGTCGATTGTCCCGGACCGACAGGTGGTGGGCGTAGGATGCACCGATCACCCGGGACTGCGGCCGGTTGATCCATCGCCAGACCGGAGAGAAAACCCGGGTGGTGAGAGATTTCATGGAGCCAGGCGGAACTGTCGCCAGGAAGCGGGTGATCTCTCCGCGGTGGACCGCCTCGAGGTGCTCGATCAGCGCGTCGAGGGGCCATCCCCAGACCAGAGGGCGCCCGGGTTCCAGGATGTGCCATGTAGACTTGATGAAATAGGCGAGGGACCGTCGGCAGAGCTCGGCTTCGATCTGGCGCTGGTAGCGGACGGGATCGGAGGTCATTCGCTCAGAAAGTCCAGAGTGTCCGGGGTGAAGTTCTCCGCCGCGGTCAGGAGCAGGTCCATGTGCCGCGGCAGGGTGGATGGGTTGCGGATGTAACGGTAGAGCGTGGATGGTGCAACGTCCATCCACTTCGCCGCCGCGAGGACGGAGGACCGGTGGCCGGGGAAGGCACGGTCAAATCGGGCTTGAAGATCAGTCATGGGCTATGTGTGGCGTGATGCAAAATGGCTGTAAAGTATTTTGTGTGGCGTGATGCGAAATGGCTGTAAAGTATTTTGTGTGGTATAGTGCAAAATAGTTGGTGAAATATTTTGTGTGGTATAGTGCAAAATAGTTGGTGAAATGCTGTGCGGAGGAGGGGGTGCTAGGTCGACAGCTAAACGGCCCCCCTCTGGGGAATTATGTTTCGCCGTATCGGCTACAGGCGAAATAATGTTGCGCGCAACATTATTGCGCCAGATCTGTGATCACGAATCCAGGCGATTCGTGATCACAGGCGATTCGTGATCACAAGAGCGCCGCGCGGCATATGCCGCGCGGCGCGTATGGCGTGTTACGGCATAACGCTAGGCGGTTGGATCCGTTTGCAGCAATTGCCAGAGCGATCAAACTCAAACGCTGGCAACGATTCGCGCCGCGCGGTCTCGATCGCAACGCGGCGCGCATTGTCAAGCGTGCCGCGGTATAGGATGGCGCGGCGCGCCGTGCCGTCGCGCATGGCCTCCCATGCGCGGCGGTGCGGATTGTATGTGACGCTGACGTGTTCCATGGCGCGCGCCTAGTGAAAAGGGATTGCGATAGAAACCGGCGACCGTGTCGCGGTTCCGGCGCATAGGCCGCAAGATTCGCAAGTTGTGCGCGCGCCGGCTTCTTTCGACGCGGGGCAAAGAATCTCTTTTCCCGGCACGATATCAGCCACGGATTCGACCGTTCGGAAAGTCCGCCGGCCCGCCTTCCAGTGGGCTTGCGCTTCCGCAAGACTGTCCGCCGATTGCATAAGCCGCTCCGGCATTGCCGGTTTCTGGTGAGTGTACCCTGTCCATCCTTTCGCGTCGGATAGCAGCGAATCCCAAGTATAGGCCGGCACGGCCGCGGGGTCGCCATAACTACCAAGCCTTACCATGCGACCACGTCCAAGCTCTGCACAGGCGCCGTGGTTCCTTGCGTCGGGATATATGCCGCGCTGGAAAGCACGCCACGCAATCAATGGGCCCTGCCCTATGTTGACATAACAGCGCCGCGCCTTTGCAAGCTTGCGGTCCGGATCCGAATTCGCAATGCCGCGCAAAGGACAATCGCCGCAAATGCTATAATCCGCGCCGCTTTTGTTGGCGTCGCGCGGATCTATGTCGCGCGCTAGGATATAGGTCTGCAGCATTCCGCCGGTTTTCCGATTCCGGTTTGAATAGGTCGCGATCACGACAATTGGCGCGCCGTTAATCAAGCTAGGGCCGTCGTAAATGATGCCGCTTTTCAATTGCTTAGCCATGATTAGATTCCTTTCGCTTGCGTTGAATTAGTAGCGCTTAACTGTAACAGCATCCGACACGGAATCGGCGCGCCACAATTCGGCGCGCAGTCCGCCAAGCACGTCACGGATATAAACACGATTCGCATAAGATTGTTGAAGCGCTTTTGTTCCTGTATCGATTCCAGCGCCGATTGCGCGCGGCATAGTATACGCGGATTCCGTTCCGATATGATTGTTCCGCTCATCGTATATAGTGACACTACGCATTGATTCTTTCCCCTTGCGTTGAATTGTGGCGCGGCAATTGCCGCGCCGCTATTGGTTCAGGCCTTGCGTGCCTTGATCCGGACGCTCGCCTTGACGTCGACGGTCGACGTGCAAGCGGCAATTTGAGCGGCGGTCAACATTGCCTTTGCCTTACTTGCGCTAAAGGATTCACGCGTCGACGGCGCGACCACGGTAAACGCGTAGCGCTTGCCATCGGCGCGCGATTCACCGCTTTCCAAAATCGCCGTCTTGGTGGCGTCAATTTCCGCTTGCAGCGTTGCCTTGCGCGCCTCGAGCGCGCCAAGACGATCAGCCAACTGACCAGCGGTCGCGGATTCGATATTAAACTTGCTAAACATGGAAAGTCCTCTTGCGTTGATCGCCGCGCCACCGTGGCGCCGCGTTGTGTCATATATGTGGGACACATGTCCTACGGTGTCAAGCGCTATCGCAAGGAAAATTGCGCGCCCTGGTACTGTGCATCGCGACTATGCATCGCGACTATGCATCGCGACTATGCATCGCGACTATGCATCGCGACTATGCAGAATGACTATGCATCACGACTATGCAGAATGACTATGCATCACGACTATGCATCGCTTATATAAGCCGCTTATATAAGCCGCTTATATCGCCCTGGCGGTGACGCCCCGTGGAAATGATGACGCCCCATGGAAATGACGGCCCGAGGGAATGATGACGCCCCGTGGAAATGAAAAAGCGCCGCCAGGCTTCCGATGGCGGCGCTCGATCGCGTGACGGTCCGAGAGGATCAGGAAAGTCGGATGCGGCTCTTCCGGTAATCGTGCGCGGCGAAATCGGCGAGACAGTGCGCGCCCATCCAGTCCTTCAGCGGACGGAAGTGATCCGTCTCGCTGCTATTGAATTTCCGCTCGAGGACGCGTTGGGCGCCCTTCATGGTGGGGTAGATGCAGCTGTTGGTCAGGTAGTCCTGCCAGCGGCGCTCACGGCGGTTCCAGAAGCGGATCCCGGCCCGGTCGTCGATGAAGATGAACGCGGCCATTACACCTCCTCCCAACGCGTGATGAACCATTCGATCCAAGTCGCGGCGGCGCGCTGCTGCGGCGTGCGCTCGGTCGGATGCGGCGTGGTGACGATCAGCATCGCCTCTTCCGCGTCGGTATTCTGCGTCAACCCGAAGTCGATGGCGTAGAGCGTCAGAAACTGCGTCCACAAATCCGTAAGGCTCTCGTGCGTCCATGTGTCGACGCACTCGGTCGCGTGATGCTCGACGTAGAGGATCCGCGCGGCAACCTCCAGAAACTCGACGGTCCACTCATCATGTCCGATATGGACGTGAAACATGCCGTTGCATTCGGAGATCCACGAACCGTCGAAGCTGTTAACGGCAATGCTGTCTCCGAAATCCTCGGCGAACAGGCCGAGCGCGTCAGCGGCTTCGTTCAGGTCGGTGTAGCGGATGCGGGTGGCGAGAAACTCGTTGAAGGTCATTGGTTCGTCCTCTTGCGTTGGTGTGATTCGGTTTATAGGACGTATGTCCCAACACGTCAACAGCATTTTTGAGGGCGATCCGAGGCGGTAGGTTTCGTCCGACTCCCCATGACGGTCCGAGGTCCCCATGACGCCCCGTGGAAATGAGGACGCCCCGTGGAAATGAGGATCGACGGAGAGGCCGATTTCCGGCCCGTGGAGTGCGGTTGGAGTTTTTGGTAGGGTATGACGCCCCGAGGGAATAGCGGCTCTCCTCGGGGCGCTGAGAGGGCGTTACGCCCCGTGGAAATGTCAGACCGCCTCCCGGCGCCACGCTTGGCTGGCGTAGTAGGCGAACGATGCCTCCTCGGCCATCTCCAGATCCTCCATCGCCACGCCGGCGTAGAGGACCGTGTCATCGTCCATCACCTCGATGAACTCGGGTCCGGTGTAGACGTAGACCCGCTGGATGTCCTCGCGGGGGTGGCCCCAGCCGAACATCGCCTCGGCGTCGGCAGGGCTGAATGCGCGGCCCGTAGAGCGCCACTGATCGAAGTTCATGACGTCACCCCCTGCGGCCAGTCAGCGGGCCTGTAGCCCTGCACCATGGCCTCCAGAAGGCGCCCGTAGCGAGCAGGGGGTCTGCGGCTCGAGGGGAGGCGCTGGTCGCGCTCCAGCTTCTGGATCATCGTGACGTCAGTCTCCAGCAGCTGTGCCGCCTGGGCACGGCTCAGACCGAGGGCCTCGCGCATGAAGATCATCTGTTCGGGTGTATAGGTCATCGTTTTTCCTCTTTCGTTGACGCCCCGTGGAAATATGGACGGATGTCCTCGATGTCAACCATCGAAATCGAAATCGCCATCGCCATCGGCGGCAGGACGCTCCGGCGAAATGTCGGCATAGCTGGCACCGTCCGTCAGATCCGTGAGCCGCTGCAGCACCTTCTCCAGCTCGTCGGTCGGCACCGCCTCGAGATCGGGAATCTCGCGGCGCTCCTCCATCTCGTCCAGAACCTTCGTCTCGACCCGGTTGACGGGCTTCCCCATGGTCCGGTCCAGGATGTCGAACGCCGCGCGAAGCCGAAGGTCCGGTGCCATCATCGGATCCTTCATCGTCTCGTAGACATGCTCCGCGGCCTCGTGGACGACCCCGGCCAGGAACTCCTGCGTGTGCCGCTTGGCGTAGCGCCGTTCAGCGGGATTGAGCCTCCGGAGGCTCTTGTTGGTCTTGTAGACCGGTGGAAGCGGTTTCATCAGCGAAATCTCCTCTCATGGAAGATGGGACGGACACTAGGACAGTTACTGTCCTTTTTGAGGCGTTTATAATCAATCACTTACGAGGTGCGGGTCAGTAGAAAGACAGTAGCAGGACAGTACTTTCAGGCCGATTTTACCCCTATTTCCATACACTTAGCCCATCTCCCGGGACAGTAGACACTAGGGACAGTAAAATCTGAAACATATAGCGTCCCCATGAGTACCCCTGTACCACTACCACTACTAACTAAATACCACCACCAAACCTATACTATTCTACCTATCCTACTGTCCCAAAGTCTAATAAGTAACTGTTTTTGGGGAGAGAATCGAAGGACAGTAAAAATCAATCTACTGCCCCTCTACTGTCCATTTGGGACAGTAACCATCCAAATCGAGCAGGATCTTCCCCTTGGTGTAGGCCTCACTGGCTTCTTTACACATTTTTGGCACGGTGCAACTTTCTCTACAGTATCCCCTCTTTCCGCTTATTTTTGCACGGTGCCACTTTTTCTTCTTCAACAGGTCCCGAATTTCCCGGGCCTGCCGGCTGTTGGCGCCCCTCAACGGGTCCATCCCCAGAAGCATCATGAGGTCGGTCTGCGAGACGATCTGCCCCGGAACGATCTGCTCCAGCACTGAATCCAGCGCATCGGCCAGATCATCCTGCACCTCGTACTGGACCGCCTCCACTTCCCTCTGGTGCTCCTCTTCCTCCGTGAGCCACCACTTCTCTCCCCTCTCGTACGCCACCAGCGCCTCGGCGAGCATCTGGTCCCGTTCTCCGCTTTCCCGGAACCGCACGACGTCCGCCTTCTTCCCGACCGTGACCGGCCAGAACCGCCTCGATCCCGTCGGGTCGTTCAGAACTTCCTCATCGTTGGTGGTCATCACGAACACGCAGCACCGTGGGAATACCCCAACACCTCTGGCATACGCCGGCCGGAACTTCTCGGTGGTGCGCGTCAGGAATCCCTTCAGCGCCCGTCGGTCTGCCCGGGTGACGATCTCCCCCTCGGCCAGTTCCACGATCCATCGGCCCGCCAGGTTCTCCGACGCCTCTTTCTTGGAGATCTCCCCCAGGTGGTCCGTGAACAGCGCCGATCCACCGGCCAGTTCCCGCAGGAACGTGGACTTGCCCTGCCCCTGATCCCCGGTCAGCACCAGAACGGTGTCCATCTGGACCTCGCGCCCTCCGATACCGGCGTGGCCCCGGGCCACCATCCCGATCATGAACTTCCGCGCGTAGACCCGCCCGAGCTCCCCTTCGACGCCGAACCACTTCTCGAGCCACCCGTCGATCCTCTCGACGCCGTCCCATTCGGGCAGCCGGTCCAGCGCCCACTTGACCGGCTGGACCCGCACAGCGGCGCCTTCGATCCCCATCTTCATCATCTCGACCGAGTAGTGTGCGAACACTGGCGTCCCGGCCTTCTTCAGCCCCTGCACGGTCTGGAACACCCGGTGCCAGTCCTCCTCTTCCCACGAAACCGGTATCTCCAGCCTCGTCCCGTCCCACTCGCGGAGCCGCATCAGCCCGCCATCGAGCACGTTACGCCCCACGAGGCCCTTCAGCGCCGGCATCCACCGCATCACCCGCACCGCGTTCTGGTAGTTGGCGATCGGCCGCACGATCGACCCCTTCGCCCCGACCTTCTCCATGTCCAGCTTCTTCAGGAAGTCCCACGGGCCTTCCTCCTCCCCCTCATCTCCCCCTTCTCCTCTCTCTCCGCTCTCCCCATCCTCCAAACCTTCACGCCACAGCATCTTCCATGATCCCAGCGAAGTTCGGACACCTTCGCCCTTCAGGGGCTTCTCGTCCCAGACCCTTCTGTTCTCTTCCGGGTCATACCGCCCCGGCCACCGCCCGTGCCACTCCTCCAG